GTTGAGACTGACCCATGCCTGAGAAAAATCAGATTTTTCTCTATTGACGACGAGCCCATAGGTCGACGTGACAGTCTCCCAAAAAGAGAGAAAATCACGAGAACCCGGAAAGGCACAGTCGTCCCCGTTGAATATACCAACGCGAAATTCACCGGGGCCATGAAAGATATCGCAGGCGATATCAAAACAGGCCTTGTTCAAGAGACAGAGCAACGGGAAACTGACCAAGTTCCCCATCATACTGCCTCTACGGATGGGCTGAGGCCCATTCGGTGAATCCCACCGTATGTTCCGGAATGAACCCAAAAGAACATTCCGCTCCCCTTCAGTCAAGTCCGGATCTTCAGAAAGGACGGAGACAATGGTATCCACGGCCGGATGGTAAATCCGGTCCGTCGCGGCAGTATAGTCACCCGATATGAGTGACTCACCCTGCCTGCGATCCCCAACCACCTTTCTGAAATCCTGAATTCCTACGTCCCCACGAACACACCAGCCAAAAGAACTAATGTGATCGTAAAGGGCGTTATGGACCGGGGTGAGTACACGCTTGACGCGTGCACTCTGCATCGTGACCACTCGATGCTTTCCCTTCGTTTTCGCGACTCCCACCCGCAGGAGGGAGTCATCCGAGGAGTACTCGGACACGGCGGTTCCTAGAGTTCCGCCCCGCGATCGTTCAGTCTCATAACAACCCTGCTGGTCAGGGACATACCCACAAGGGAGATAGGGATCCCTATCACCCTCCCTACACGCGGCAAGCCGCCGCCCCCATCCCTTCGTAAGCTCCCTGACGTGACGTGCGAGCACCCAACAAGGGTCTCGACACCAGGTCACAGAGGGTAGCTGGGCAGGACCGGATGACACCGAATCCACCCAACGCTTACGTGCTGATACGCTGGCTATAATATCACAATCGCGACAGGGGACATCGAACAGTCTCCTGACCGACCGAAGGACGCCATTAAGGCGCAACCTCCGGAAGGTGCGATCGTATTTGATGCGAGGCATGTTGTCATCCATGCCCGCAGCCAGTTTCTCCCAAGCCTCTCGCAGGCAAAGACAGTTCAATCCATTCAATGGACTAGGAAGGTCGCCGAGAATCCTGTATTCCCGGTAGACAACCTGAACTGCTCTGTGAAGAGCTTTCCGTAACGACTCTGCCGTGTGACAACGACGAGCGCAACGGGAATCATGACCACAAGAGATCGTGATTCGGGTTGAGCACCTTAAGG